CTCTTATGGGAAATGCCAAACAACACTGGTTATATAAATATTGTTTCCGTGATGCAAAAATTCTTTGATCAGGCAATCAGTGGTAACTGGAGTTACAATCCAGAACATTATCCCGACAATGAAGTTCCAGTTTCAGTAATGGCACAAGATTGGTTGACTACATATAAGTATGGTTGGAAGACGAGTTATTATCAGAACACATATGACATTAAAACAGATGAGGTAGAGGAAGAATCTACTTCACTTGGATGTTTGGTGTCCGAAATTTTAGACACATCGGAGGAAGAGTGTGAATCCTGCAAAATTTAAAATCTCATCAACAGATAGGAGTACTATGTCACAAGTTAAAGGTATGACAGTATTCAACACTGAAGAGGTAGATACTAAGAAACAACCCATGTTTTTTGGTAAACCTTTAGGTGTTCAAAGATATGATAATTTTAAATATAATCAATTTGAGAATTTAACTAAACAACAGTTGGGATATTTTTGGAGACCAGAAGAGGTGTCTTTACAGAAAGATCGTGGTGACTATCAATCACTACGTCCAGAGCAAAAGCACATCTATACTTCAAATCTTAAGTATCAGATTATGCTTGACTCTGTGCAGGGTCGTGCACCAGGTATGGCATTCTTACCATATTGTTCTCTACCTGAGTTAGAGGCATGTATGGAAGTGTGGTCATTCATGGAGATGATTCACTCACGTTCTTACACTTATGTGATTAAGAATGTATATCCAGATCCATCAGAAGTGTTTAATAAAATATTATCTGATGATCGTATCCTAGAACGTGCTGCGAGTGTGACAGAATCATATGACACATTCATTAACTATGCACAGGAATGGGGTCAAGGAAACATGTGGAGAGATGATTGGAAGGCATCACCTTCATCAGTCTGGACACGTAAAGATTTAAAAAGACACTTATACAGGGCAGTCGCTAATGTCAACATTTTGGAAGGTATCCGCTTTTATGTATCTTTCGCTTGTAGTTTTGCTTTTGGTGAGCTTAAACTCATGGAAGGATCTGCGAAAATCATATCGCTTATTGCAAGAGATGAGAACCAGCATCTGGCAATAACACAGAACATCATCAACAATTGGAGAAAGGGTGATGATCCTGAGATGAAGGAGATTGTCAAGGAAGAAGAGCAATGGACATATCAGATGTTTGATCGTTGTGTGAATGAAGAAAAGGTATGGGCAGAGTATCTATTCAAAGATGGTAGTATGATTGGTTTGAATGATAAATTACTTCATCAGTATGTTGAATGGATTGCGAATAAGAGAATGAAGTCAATTGGATTGAAACCTGTTTACGATATTCCAGCAAGAAATAATCCATTACCTTGGACACAACATTGGATCTCATCAAAGGGTTTACAAGTTGCACCACAGGAGACAGAGGTAGAGTCATATATAGTGGGAGGAATCAAACAAGATGTGAAAAAAGACACATTTAGTGGTTTCAAACTTTAACACATGCTACCATGGATGATAAAGATCTACTTGATGAATTAAAGGAAAGAATCAAAGAAGGACCTGTTATCTTTACACCAGATAACGATTTTCTAGATAGGTTAAATCCTGAAGATAATATTGAATTATTTAAGGATGCGATCAAAGATGCTGCCGATAGTTACGATCAAGATATAAATAAACTTAATAATGATGAACAATCTGAAGAATCCATTTAACTTTGTCAAAAATACTCGTCAAAGTTACTGTAGATTTTATCAAAAAACCTTTACTGAAGTGCAAGTGCAAATAGAAACTGAAGACCCTGCGTGGATTCCGCTAGATACTTTAGTTGCTATTACAAAAAAGTATGAGTCAGTATGAAAATCCTTGGTTATATAATGAACAAATCTTTGATAGTAATCTGATTGGTGATTATTATGGGTTTGTTTATCTAATTACTGGTGAACAAACAGGAAGAAGATACATAGGTAGGAAATATTTTTGGCAAAAAAGAAAACCAAGAACAGGATCGAAGAGAAGAGTTACGTCCGAAAGTGATTGGAAAAAATATTACGGTAGTTGCCCAGAACTAAAGGAAGATATAAAACAATTTGGTAAGTTAAATTTTAAGAGAGAAATATTAAGTTTACATAAAACAAAAGGTTTGGTTAATTTTGAAGAAACTAAACAATTGTTTTTAAATAATGTATTGAGTGAGTCCCTTGACGATGGGAGACCTTTATATTATAATAGTAACATTCTAGGACGCTATATGCGGAAAGACTATGGACAATTTTAATGAAACGTTAAAAACAACTCATGATTGGGCTATGAGTCGCATTCAAGCATTATGCGAGACTAGTGATCTTCATACAGTTGAAGATGGTTGTGCAATTCATGACGAATTTGCAGAATGGTTTTATTGTGACGAAGAAGATCTTGACATATGCTCACTTACTTACATAGGAGAAGGTAGTGAGTATGCTTAATAATGAACAGATGGAACTTAGACAACAAACTTTAAGTATTTTACTTAAGAATTTCAATAACAATCGTGCCATTTATGAGTGTGCAGATGAGTGGGCAAGCAAGTTCACCACCACCTCTGGACTCATAAAATACTACAAAACTTATTTTGCTAAATAGGAGTGCGTTCTAGTATCAAAAAATGGTAGATAAGAAACCAGAACAAAAGGTTGAAGAGAAACCAAAAAATCTTCTAACAAAAATTAAAGAGAGTGTCGATGACAAGGAAGAGCAACTTGCATTTCTATCTACAATCGTAAGACTTTCTGTTCTTGTGTGGTCTGCAGGAATCTTGACTTTAGCATATGTTAAGTTACCAGCAGCATTCAATATACCAGAACAAAAACTGGATCCAACTTTCATAGCTTCTGTGTTCACAGGAACTTTAGCGACTTTTGGCGTCCAAGCAGCAGGTAAGAAAAAGAGTGGAGATGGTGGTGGTAGTGCAAACATATCTAAAAAGGATATGGAGTTCCTTATTGCTAAAGCATCTGAAACTGCACCAGCGCAAACAATCAGAATCGAGCAAGCACCAGTATCAATCGTACCGACTGCTGCACCTAAAAAATAGGAATTAGAATTATGGATATGGAAGAGGAGATGTTTGGATCAGAGGTAAAAATCTCAAATCCCAAACCAGAAAAACCAAAGAAGAATATTAATCTAACCAAGTGGTTCGCACTTGGTCTTGGTGGAATTTTTGGTCTATCTCATATTGGATTAATTGGTATGGTAAGTCGAAAAGATAGTTTACCAATCATAAGTCCACCTGTGGGACCTTATACATCATATCTAGCAGAAGTTAGTAAAGAAGGATATCGAATTAGTTACAAAGCAAATGATCCTAAGACAGCATTTATTACTAAGGATATCAAAGAAAAAGGTGGTTTCTTAGGATTAGCAAATGAGAAAACTCAGATCACTGAAGAATACTTTATGGATGGTCAAATTAATCAAGGTGGTGTGGTATCAAATCATAGGTCTTGGTTAGATCAAAAACCTGGTTTGACACAAGCACAGGTAGATGAAATAAACTCTGCCCGAAAAAGTGAAGCCTGTATCAAAGCAGTTGGATCCGCAGAGGGTACAGGCAGATTGGTTGGGACAAGTGTTGGTGCTGCTGTTGCTCCTACTCTTTCCACTATCCCTTTTGTTGGTTGGGTTGCTGCTGGTTGGGTAGCAATGTTTGGTGGTAATCAAGGTGCTGAACTAGGTGGTAATCTAGCTGAAGATCTTAATAAAAATTGTTAATGAATCTGTGGAGTAACTACAAAGATGTCCTACACAAAACATTTCCACTACATAATCGAGTGGGAAGTGTTTGGGCACAATGGCAAGGCAAAGATACTTTTTTAACTGCAAAAACATACACTACTCAACATATAATTAAAAGTAGAGAGGTAGAAATTTGGAATGAAAAATCTTGCATATACAACAACATCATCTATCCTAAAACAGGTAGTAATCTTCCCTGTTTTGGTATGGATCTTATGGGATTTAGTGATAAGAAAGTCATTATTGTCTTTGACTTCCAACATCCTGTAGAAAACTATTTGTTTTCTGTAGAGGAACTACCTAAAGGTAGAGGTGATTATCGTTTCTTTGAACCAGGTAATCACTTTTCAGAAAATATTTACATACAATATTGTAAGATGTCAGAGATTGATAATCATCTTGAGATGTTCACGACTTACTTGACAAAGTATAAGGATATGATAGAATTAGAGAAACCAACTGGTAATGATACCAGTTTTTATAAAGACTTTGATACTTATATGACTAAACTTGATCCTGTGTCAGGATACCTGAAAGGTAAGTTTGGACAAGAGAGAGCAGAAAGTCTTGTCAATGATTTTTTATTTTGTTTTAAATAATTATGCCTTATAAAAAAAAGAAAAGAAATATTTTTTGGCACATTGGACAGATATTAGATGATTTTGCAATGTGGCATAAGAAATTAATTCGTAAAGTTAGAAAGTGGTTAAACCTTACAGACTATAAATTGCTTTGGTTATCCTTTGGTGAGGGAGTATTAATAGGACTTTTGTTAGCATTTATACTTTAAGTGTGGGCATCCACACATTAGTGCGTATTTATACCTAGTGTGTTATACTAAATATTAGTGTACTGGAGTTGAAACTATCATGTCCCATTACGTCATAGGTTATCATGACCTACAAAACAATCATTACGAAATCTGTGAATACGCAGATGACGCATACAACGCAATAAAACAAGCAAGAGAGGATTTGCCTAATATGAAGGCAAGTCCTCTTTCTTGTGAATACTGTATAAAGGAGGAGTAATGAAAAACTTACCAATTACATCAGCCTGTGTTACCTTCGGAGTAATAATTGGAACAGGTTGGTTCTTAATACCACTAGCATGGTCAAATCCCTTATTAGTATGAAACAATTTAATACATGGGTGTTAGACACCACAATCTACATTTTAGATTTTCTTTATAGAGGTAGACATGAACAGAGGTTTTGGGTTCTCGAAGTCATTGCTAGAGCACCTTATTTTGCTTTTATTTCTGTGCTTCATTTCCGTGAGAGTCTTGGATTACGAGGTGAGGAACATATATATTTGATGAAAGAACATTTCTATCAGGCACTTAATGAAACGGAACATTTGGAAGAGATGGAACTTAGGGAGGGAAATAAGTATTGGATCGATAGGTTCTTTGCCAAGCATCTTGTTTTACTTTATTTTTGGATCATGGTTGGCTACTATTTTATTGATCCTATTAACGCTTATGATATCAACATGAAAATTGAGAAACATGCGTTTGAGACCTATGTGAAATATAGTGCATATCACCCTTTAGATACTAAGATCGCAGAGATTGCAGAAGACGAATATCAGCATTCCAAAGAATTACAAAAAGCAATGTTAATGATCGCATAGATAATACTAATCACACGCATTAGTTTATGT